TTTTTCACGCGCTTTTGGTCTGTTCTCGTTTGCAACTTTTAATTGATGCTTAACTCTAGCAAAATCTTTTATATAAACATTTAATTTGTCCCAATCTTTACAAAAAGAATGATCTTTTTCGTAATATAAAGCTTCAAACATAGATTTAATTAATTCTAATGAATTAATTTCAAAACCTTTTGGCATTGAAACATCACCATAAATTAAAGATTGTTCTGATAAAACTTTTTTCAGCATATCAACTATGCACAGTTTTTAATATATTATGTTAAATATTTAAAGAAAAAACTCTTAATTATGCTCTGTAATCTTTAAGTTTCCAACCAGTTGAATTATCGGATTGATAAGCATCTTCATCCCAATAATATTCCCATAGATGAGTTTTAGCTGTGTTTTGTGAATTTTGTTCGTCAGTTAACTCTGGCATATCCCCTAAAGGTGATTTCCATGAAGCAGTTGAAATATCTTTTACCCATGATGCGTGTGGTTTTTCAGGCCAAAATATTTGATTAGCAGAATCCCAAGTAGAGCCTGGTCCAGCAACATTACCTCTAAATCCTTCACCATCATTAGCGAGAATCCATAAATTTGCCGGCCAATTAGCATGAGTTTCTAAATATTGTTGGCCTAATGTTTCATCAACTTTATTTTCTGCATCTAAAATATCAGAATCATTTACAACAACTACTTCTAGCACTACATTTTCTTCAGAAATTTTTGCGAAATTAGCCATAATTATTTAAACCTATATCTTATAATAACTGTTCCCGCACTGCCTGTTGGACCTAATGGGCTTGCGTTAGAAGATGCTCCTCCTGTTCCTACATTAGCACCTGAGGGCATAGATCGTGATCCACAATCTCCGTTGCCTCCAACTGAGTAAGCGACAGCAGATCCTGTTATTGAACTATCCGCTCCAGCTCCTCCTGAGGATCCTGTATTATGATCTTGGCCTGCAGCAGTTGCTCCGCCTCCGCCGCCTGCAGCCTCGCCAGAACCCCCTGGTCCTGATCCACCAGGATTTCCTTGAGGTGGGCTTACTGAAGGACTATTACCTGTTCCCTTTCCAGAACCGCCGAAATCTCCAGAGCCTCCACCTGACCCACCAGGT